TAATCCCTCTGCGTGGGCCTACCACCGCCCAATGCTTGCTGAGAAGAAAGGCTGGGCGTGTTTTATTTCTACTCCCCGAGGCCACAACCATTGCAAAGCCCTGTTCGACCACGCTTCACAAAGCCCGGACTGGTTCTGCGAACTGCAAACCGCCAGAGACACCGGAGCGCTGAGTGACGCCGAACTGGATGAGGCGCTCAAGGAATACTGCGCGCTGTACGGCGAGGACATCGGCCGAGCGCAGTTTCAGCAGGAATATCTCTGTTCGTGGAACGCCGCAATTCTCGGTGCCTTCTACGCCTTGGAAATGGCTTCCGTTCGCAACGAAAACCGGATTGCCGAGATCGAGGCCGATCCCAACGCACAGGTCCACAGGTCTTGGGATTTGGGAGTGCGTGATGATACCGCAATTTTTTGGTTTCAGACGGTGGGTGCGCAGTGCTTCATACTCGATTGCTATTCCGCTTCTGGTGTCGGCGTCGAACACTTCGCGGAAGTCATCGAGGCGAAAGCGCACAAATACGGCTGGAAAAGTGGATCTGATTTTGTCCCCCACGACGCCAAGATAAAGGAGTGGGGCACCGGGCGAACCAGAGTGGAAACCATGCAGAGCCTTGGCCTGCATCCGATGCTGGTGCCGCTGACCACGATCGGCGACGGCATCAATGCGGTCAGAAGGGTACTGCCCTTGAGCGTGTTTCATCCGCGATGCGAGGAAGCCATCACCGCACTCGAACAGTACAGAAGAGAATGGGACGACGAGAAAAAAGCGTTCCGCGCTTCCGCCGTCCACGACTGGACCAGCCATTACGCCGACAGCTTCCGCTATCTCGCGCAGTCATGGCGCGGCGGCTTCAAGCGGACACCTATCATCAAGCAGGTATTTAGCGAGGGGATCGTGATCCCGCCGCCACCTGAACCACGACGAGGAATGATTTTGTGATGATTGCAGTTTAAATTGGCTGACCAAACCAACGACGAAGACCTTCGTCACGACGACATCGAATTTGATCCGACCATTGAACCGAAGAAAGCCGATGCTTGGTTGAACCTGATCTCCGAAAGCGAGGATGCGTTCGAGAAATACAACGACCACTGCGACAAGATCGACAAGCAGTTCGCCTCACTCGACCGCCTCTCCAACATGGCGCGGGACAAAGAGTTCCAGATGTTCTGGGCCAATGCGTCGGTGCTGATGCCGTCGATCTATGCCAAGCCGCCGGTGCCGGTGGTGGTGACCAAGTTCCTCGACCGCCGCCCGGTCTACGAGGCCGCCGCCGAAGTGTTGGAACGATGCTGCGTCGTCGCCTTCGATCTCGCCGGAATGGACGAGTTGATGAAGCTGGTCAGGGACGATCTCGCCCTGATCGATCGCGGCGTGGCGTGGGTGCGCTACGAGAGCGCCAAGAGTGGCTATTACGACACTGAACACGTCTGCATCGACTTCAAGAACAGAAAGGATTTCCTGCATTCGATCTCAAGGAACTGGCGCGAGGTGACGTGGGTCGCGGCGGCTTCCTACCTGACGCGCAAGGAAGCCCGCGCGCGTTTCTTCGAACACTCGGGCGATGAGTACCAGAGCGCCGACTATCGCGTTGACAAGGATACGCAGGAGGTTGGCGGTGCCGACAACCGGGAACGGGCGAAATTCTGGGAAATCTGGAGCAAGGGTGACAAGCGCGTCGTCTGGGTCGCCGAGGGCTGCGAGAACATCTTGGATGAGGACGATCCGCACCTTGATCTCAGAGGATTTTTCCCCTGCCCGAAGCCCGCGTACGGGACCGTACAGCGAGGGTCTCTGGTGCCGGTACCTGATGTCTTGCAGTACCGCGACCAACTCGAGGAAATCAACCTCCTGACCGGTCGCATCCACGCACTCTCCGACGCCATCGAGTGCAAGGGCTTCTATCCGGCGGGCGGCGCAGAGTTGGGCGACGCCATCCAAGCCGCGATCCAGCACAAGACGCCGGGCAGGGTGCTGGTGCCGATCTCGAACTGGGCAGCGTTTGGTGGGAGCAAGGAAATCATCATCTGGTTGCCGATCGACCAGATCGCGACGACCATTCAAGGGCTGGTGGCCTTAAGAAAGCAGATCATCGACGACATCTACCAGATCATGGGACTTTCCGACATCATGCGGGGATCGACTTCCCCCGAGGAGACCCTTGGCGCGCAGCAACTGAAATCCGAATACGGTTCGACCCGCATCCGCGACAAGCAGCAGGAACTGGTCAGGCTGGCGAGAGACCTTGTCGAGATCACGAGTGAGATCATCACCGATAAATTCTCTGACAAGACCATCATCGAGATGAGCCAGACGCAGCTTCCGACGCAGGCGATGCAGAAGAAGCAGGTCCAAGACATCCAGACCCAGTTGCAGGCCGCGCAACTGTCGATGCAGAAGGCCCAACAACTGCCCCAGTTCCAGCAGGCGCAGCAATCCAACCCGCAACAGGTCCAGCAGGCGCAGCAGCAACTCCAGCAGATGGTGCAGACCGGTCAGGCCTCGATCAAGAAGATCATGGAGAAGCCGACCATCGAACAGGTGCTGCACCTGTTTGGCGACAGTCGCACCAAGTGCTTCGTCCTCGACATCGAGACCGACTCGACCATCATGCCGAACGAACAGGTCGAGAAGCAGCAACGCACCGAGTTCATCGGGGTTTTGTCGCAACTGATGCCGCAACTGTCCCAGATGATCATCGCCGATCCGCACTCCGCCAATCTGTGCGGACAAATCTTGAAGTTCGCCACCGGCCCGTTCCGGGCGGGCAGATCATTGGCCGCCTCGATCGACGAGTATGTCGCAACGCTGGAAGACAAGGCCGATCAACCCCGGCCCGACGATCCCACCACCGCGCAGAACAAGACCGCGCTCCAGATCGAACAGATCAAGGACCAGACCAACCAGAAGAAGATACAGAACGAGAGCGCGATAGAGGCCGCCAAACTCAAGCAGGACGATGCTCACAAGCAACTCGAGTTGCAGGCGCAGCTACAGATGAAGCAGATGGAATTGAGCGCCAAGCAAGGCGACATCCAAGAGCGCAAGGACCATCTCAACCTGCAAGCCGTGCACGATCAGGAAACCCACCAGCAGTCGATGATCAAAAACCAAGCCGACATCGACCTCGCGCGGCAGAAGGCCGACCTCGCGGTCCAGCAGCACCAGATGAAGCAGAACGACATGGCCGCAAGGCAGCAGGAGAGACAGGCGGCGGCCCAGTTCAAGTTGATGCAGCCGCCGCGAGAAGGGCCGATCTGATGAGTGACACCTATGGCTATTCCGATCTGGGAATACCCATCGGGGCATTGGCAGCACCGGACGACTACCAGCCGGGCGAACGGCAGTGGTCGAACGTCATCAACAAAGCCCCGGCAGCGATTGGCAGGGGGCTGTACAATTTCGGCGAACAGTTGGCGACGTTGCCGCAACGGTCGATCCAAAACTCGCAGTTCTCGGTGGATACCGGCACCTACGATCCCACCGTCCCGGTCGAGGCGGCGCTGACGACGATGGCCCCCGGTTCGCTGGTGGGAGCGCCGGTCAAGGCGGGTGAGGCGGCGCTGGGCGCTGGTCCGACCAGATCGCTGTTTGATTACTCCAAACTGGAGAAGGTGCCCGGCGTGCCGCAGGTCGATCTGCCGCGCTACACACCACCTCGTGGTGTGCCCGAGCGCATTACCGACATCACCAACGACCCGACCGTGCGCGACAAGATGCTGGAGGTCATTTCACAGGGCCAAAGGATGGGCGGCGGTAATTGGTATAATGCCGATCCACTGCGCGCAGCGTTCAACGCAGAACTTGGTAGCGGAGGCGATGCCGCCTTCCGTAAATATATGGACATGGTTGCAGCCACCTCGCCACGTTCCGAAGTCGGGGCCAACGTGCGCAATGCTTCCTACTACTATGGACGCGCGATGCGCGGCGAGGGAATGCCGGAAGTCGGCACGCCAAACCCGCAGCCCTATGGACACCTTGCACAGCGTCTACATCAGATGAACGCGGAACGGGTGGCGGGGCCGGGCTGGGATGCACTCAACAATCCAAAGCCTGCCTCTTTTGCCGAAAACCTGACCGGCAACCAACAGCCAGTCACCGTTGATACGCATGCCTTCCGTTTGCCGGGGATCGTCGCGCAAGACCCGCGTTTTTTGGAGACCGCTTTTCAGGTTGCCAAGGACGCGCCGAAGCAAAACATCCCGAAGATGATCCAGTCCGGCGAGACCACATTGGCCGAGGCCGCCAACCGACCGGCGTGGTGGCAGGCGCAGCCGAAAGCCAATGAATATGCGGCGATGGAAAAATACTATCAGTCACTTGGCAAGGAACTTGGCCTGACGCCCGCACAGACGCAGGCATCGGCATGGGTTGGCGGCGGTAAATTGACCGGGCTGGCTTCGGACGAAAGTAAACCGTTCCTGCGGTTCTTTGAGGATCGCGTCAACATAACCGCTGACAAGACCGGCAAGACGCCGAAGCAAGTCTTGAAAGAATTTATTCGCGGCAAGGCCCCGCTATTGGGTCTTGGTGGCGCGGCGATGGGAGGGCTTGCGGGGCAGGACGACTATTCTCAATGAGATATTCGGTCGCCGATAGCGCGGCCCAATCGTCAAGCGTCATGGTCGCCACCGTTCTCCCGTCGCGAGAGAGGTGAACCAGCCAGTTGCTGCCGTTCCAGTCGAGCGTTGTGATCCACATGATGCAAGCCCCTTCTGAATTAGTCAGAATTTAGCCTATCACAGAGGAGACTACAATGGCCCAAAGCGCAGTAACCGTGACCTCGCCCAACCCGACGCCGCCGACCAATCTGTCATTTGTCGGAGCCACGCCGCCTCACGATGTCTTGCAGGCCATTGCCGACGACGGCATTGCGCTCGCAACCCCGAACGCGACCTCCAGCGCCGCCGCCAACGGCAATACGCTGAACGAACCGAGTGGCTCGCGCATCGTGTTCGCGGCCAAGACGGCGGCGGCGGGATCGGGCACTAGCGTCGATGGCGAGGGCAAGGG